AGTTGTACCTTGTGATGGTGTGTAAGAAGATGAATTAGCAACTACTTGTTGAGCAATGTATGCCGCTCTCACAATTGATGCCGCAGTTTCAGCCTCTTGTCCAGTCACATATGAAGCGCCTGCTGGAGTGAAATAAGTTAATGCCGCTTCTCTTGATTGTACATTTCCACCTTTTTTCAAATCATTAATTGTAGCATCAATAATAATACCTATATCTCTTCTACATTTTGCCGCACTGTACGTGAATGAGTTTGTGAATGGTGAAATATTACCAGCAATTTGAGCATTGATCCAAGCAATAACTTCGTCTTGTATGAATGCTTTGTTTCTAGTTAATAAATTTACACCTTGTGGATTTCTTGGTCCTAAATCTATTTGATGAAGTGCGTATCTTATACTTTTAAATGGAGCATCAAGTGTAACACCTGCATTTGGAGCCGGTGCGTCTACACCACCTGGTCCAACATAGTAAACTTGATCTACTTGTCCAACAAATCCCCATTCAGGTAAAGTACCTGCCGCATTAACAACAAGTGCTTGTCCTGAAGCACCAATCGGTAATCTTGCTGGTCCTGAAGCACCGTAAATTAAAATATCACCTTCTGCTGATAAAACATCATTTTCTGGACCACCTGATAATAATTCCCAAACAGATGTATCAACACCAGCCCCTGGTGCATAATCTGGTTGATTAATTGTTGAAGGTCCAACGTTATTTGATGTGTGTGCTGTAACGGCAATGTAAGATGTGTCTGTGTTTACTGATCCTCTTACAATGTCACCTTTGTCATAAACAGTTGCGTTGCTCCAAGTACCTTTCCAGTATAAACCTTCGTTAAGTTTATCCCAGTGTAGTACACTTGGTGGTCTGTTTCCTGTTGTGTCAGCGATAGCAATGTAAGTTGTACCACCAACTCTTACAACGTCACCTGTTTTGTAAGCCGTACCGTTGTTGTAGTCACCTTTTAAACTGAAACCTGTTACAAATAAATCCCAATCACTTGTTTGTGTTGATGGAACTGCGTTATTATTGTTTGTAAGTGCAACGTATTGGTAACCTCCGTAAGTTACAATATCACCTGGTTGGTATAATGTTGCTGAATCCCATGAATCTTCAAATTCTAATCCTGGAATGAATATTTCCCAATTGGCTTCATCAGCCGCCAATGATGCGTTTGCTGTGTGAGCCGCAGTTGCTATCCAAAGGTTAGCACCATATTTTACAACGTCATTAACTTTGTATCTTGTTGCTGTTACCCATGCACCTAAATATTCAATACCTTTGTGTAAGTATTGCCATTTTGCTTGATCGGCTTCTAAACCTAATGCCGCAGTTGCCGCCGAATCGTGTCCTGTTATACAAACATAAAGTTGTCCACCATATCTTACTGTGTCGTTAGGTTTGTATCTTGTGTTTATCGCCCAAGCATTTAACCAATTAAAACCTTTAGCAAATACTTCCCACTTTGCTAAATCTGTTTCTAAACCTAAAGTAGTTGTTGCCGCTGATGTGTGTTCTGTAGTACAAAGATAAACTGTTGCACCATATCTAACTAAATCGTTAACTTTGTATCTTGTGTTGATTGCCCAATCTGATTTGTAATCAAAACCTTCAATGAAAAGATCCCATTTAGATAAGTCGCCTTCTAAACCTACATTAACATCTACGTTTGATGTGTGACCTGTGTTACAAATATAAATGTAACCACCGTATTTTACAACATCATTTGGTTTGTATGTTGTGTTAACTCCCCAGTCACCTTTCCATTCTTGACCATCGGACATCAATGCCCAATTTGCCGCTGTCAAATCAACTTGGAATTCTGCGTTAGCCGTGTGGTTTACTATACAAATATAGGTTCTACCACCATATCTTACAACATCATCAACAGAATAAAGTGCGCCTGTGTACCAAGCACCTTTCCAAACAAAACGTATTCTTCCTAATTTAAACTCAGCCATGGGTTAATATATCCTCTTATTGTAGTTATTTATCATTATGAACCATATCCGTTAGAACTGTCAATAGCACTAGCCGGATCTCCTTCATTCAATTCTGTACTTGCTACTCCACCTGTGAAAAAGTTCAATGCTAACAATGAGCCTGAAAATCCACCATTTAAATTAGCAATTCTATCAATTTTGATTTCACCTGTTTCAGGAAATGCTTCATTGAATATTTCTTTGTTTCTTACTTTAATCTGTCCTGCTCTAAATCCTGATACATTCAAGTTAGCACCACCACCTGAAACTCTTGAACCAATATAAGTTACAATCGCTTTTTGTGTTGGTACAACATTATCTGAATTTGCCGCCATTGTTGGATCAGTTGAAAACTCTCTAATTACAACTTCTGTACCACCTAGTACAACACCACCTAGTGCTAATTCTGATAAACCTTGTAGGTTGAATAAGTCTGCGTTAAGTGTTACAATACCAGTTGCCTGTTCAACTTCAAACAATTCACCAACACGGAAGTTACCATCTTGGTCAGTTGATGTATAGAACACTCTACCACCACCATTGTTTGATGTTTCTCTATTAGGTTGTGCTTCATAACCTTCTGTAAATCCTGCGTTTGTGTAAACTTGTGGATAATTTGTTGTTGTGAATCCACCTGTACCAATATCTAAGAAGTCGTGTCCAGTTAAACGTACTTGTGAGTACTGTTGTCTAATTGTCATTTCTTCTTCATGAACTGGAGATTCATTTTCTTTTAGACTTGGAGATATTCTAAATTGTGCTGTCAAGTTAGGAGCAACTCCACTTACATTTGTAATTTGTGTAACTCTATAAATTTGATCTGCAATTCCATTTATGTATAACAAGTCACCTGGTCCTGGTTCTCTAGATAAATCTTTTATTTGTACAACTTTACCAACTTGGAATTCATCTGCGAATCCATCTCCGTCAACTGTTGCACTTACATTTATAAATCCTGTTCCTCTATTAGTGAACGTTGGTTGTCCTAATACACCATCTGCTATTCTTGGTTGTAAAGCAACGTCTAATGTGTTTACATTGTCAACTACTGTTACAGTAGGTGCAGTTGTATAACCTGAACCTGGTTCTAAAATTTGTACTCTTGAAACTTTTCCAGCATTTGTAATTACTCTACATAATGGTGGAGCACCTTTTTTCAATATAGTAGCATCTGACATTGTGCCTTGTTTTAATGGAACAAAATAACCACCGTTGTGTCTGCCACCTATTATACCAGTGTATGTTCCTGACAGTGTTGTTAATTGTTTCCAACTTACAGCATCATATGAATATGCTACTTCACCATTTCCAGTAATAGCAACAAACGTTCCTTGTGAACTTGTTACTTTTGTGTATGGTCCTGTGTGTGGAGGTGTTTCTGATTCTGTCCAAACTGTGATAGCACTTGTAGAACTTTGTGCCGCATTCGCATTTGATACAAAGAATTTATTTGCTGATGTTGAATCATCAAATGGTGAGTCTTGTACTGATGCTATAAATTTATCACCTGTGAAAGTTAAGTGTTGTAATAGATATCTTTCGCCGCCTATGTCTGCCGCTAGTTCCCATGTTGTTCCACCGTCAACTGATTCCCAAGTTTGTCCAAAGTTATTACCTATAATGATTAAACCATTACCTGCCGCAATGTGTGTAAACACTGCTGTTGATCCATCATATGGTTCAACTTGTTGTGATGTCCATGTGTTTCCTTCATCTCCAGATACATAAACAACACCTGTTTCAGAAACTACAACCCACTGTTGTGAAACATTTTCCCAAACAACACCTCTGAAAATATCAGCACCTATGTTGCCTGATATGTCACTCCAGTTAGCACCATCAGATGATCTTGCTAGAGCACCTGTGTTTGATGTTGCCATAAAGTTGTTAGCACCACCTTCTAAACTGTTCCAGTTTTGTGTTGGTACACCATTACAAACTGTCCAACTGCTTGAATCTACTGATCTTAAACCTCTACCATTTCCTAATAACACAGTAACGTTTGTAGAAGAAACTCTTTTTGAAGCACCTAATAAGTATTCTCCATTTAATGGAATAGATGCTGTTGAGTTACTGTAAGGTGGTTCACTAAAAGATATTCTTGGTTCAATGAAATATTTTGTTGACGGATCTAATTCTGTTTCAATAGCAAAGCCGCCTAAGAAATGTTGGAAACCCGGTGTGTTATCAAATTCTTTTTTAACTGTACAAACTTTTGTTACTTCGTTGAAAGAATCAATTATTCCGTATTGTCCTCTCCCTGTACCTTCCCAAATATAAATTCTTTGTCCAACTGTTTGTGCTGTTGTACCTTGGAATTGAGCATTCAATTTGATTGATGTTGCTGTACCTGTAATTGCTGGTCCTGATTTACTTGTATAACCGGCACCACCTGCAGGTGTTGAGTCACCTGGACCTAAAATTCTAACTTTGTTAACAGCACCATCTCTTGTGTTTTCATAATTAATTGATGCTGATGCACCTTGTCCTGAACCTGATATTGTTATGTTAGCAGATGAATAATTTTGTCCTGCGTGGTCATAAGCAAAAGCAAATATTTCGTTTTCATCGTTGTATACAGCATCTACTTGAGCTTCTTGTGTTCTGTTGTTGAATTTTGCTGTGATTGGAGTTTCTGTAGGCGTTACACCTTCAGCAACTGATCCCCAATCTCCATAAGAGTTGTTTCCGTTGGTTGCTCTCGCTTTACCACCGTCTGTAGCAAGATATCCTATGTGACAGTAGTAAGTGAACACAGATACAAGTTCTGCTTTACCTTCACCATTTACCCAGAAACCAATACCGTTATCAATTACCTGTGTAAAGTCATTGGCAACAATTGATTTGTTACCACCGTTGTGTAAATCACCGTCTACTTTTAAACCTATACATCCTGTTCCAAATGTAGATACGTTTTGTACGTAACATGATTTAGTTGTAATCCAAGCCGCCGCATCTGATGGTCCTGAACCAGGATTTAATGAAACAAAAGTGCCACCTGTTGGTCTTTTTGTTCCGTATTCGTTCATTGGTCCTAATGATCCTGTTAATCCACTTAAAGACATATTTCTAATACCAGTACCATTGTTAACTCTAAACATATCATAACCAGTTTCATAACCTGCCGCTGGTTTGACTTCTGTACTTCTTAATTCATCTCCTACAAGTGCAACATCTCTTGGCACAGTGATAGGTAAAATTTCTTGATACAAACCTGTTTTAATAAAAACAGTTGCTGGTGCTCTTGCGGCTAAATCACCGTTTATAAAATCACAAGCAAATTTAATTGTTTTGAAAGGTGATGCTAATTGTGTACCTCTAGTATCTGAATCAACACCATCTGGAGATACATAATAAACTTTTGGAGTTACATCAAAATCTTCCCAGAAAGGAATATCGTTTGAGCCAACTTTTAAAAGTTGTCCAGGTTGACCAATACCAATTCTTAATCTTGTTGAATCTTCGTTTTGTGTTTTAATATCACCTGGATATTCCAATACGTTAGGTGTGTGACCTTGTGCTAACATTACCCAATAAGGGCCAACATTTTCTGATTCAAAATCTAATGGTGGTTTAGCATCTGATGAATTTGCTTCGTGTTTAAGAATACATTTATAAAGTGTACCTGCTACTGTTACAACATCTCCAGGGAAATATGTTGATTCACCTGTTATATTGTTTAAATCTGTTTCTGCCCAAGGACCTTTGAAAGCATAACCTTCAACAAGTAGTTGCCATGGGAATGGAGAGTCTGAACCTTCATCATACACACTTCTAGTTGATGGATCTACAGCCTCGTTATCTTTTACTGCTATGTATAAATCACCACCTGCTCTTACAACGTCACCTGTTTTGTATGGATAGTTTTCTACAGCATTATTAACAATATGTGTTGCTTTCCATTCACCTTTGAATGTGTATCCTACAACTTGTAATTCCCAATTACCTGATGCGTCTGTTACTGCTGGTGTATTACCAATATTACTTTGTAGAGCAACATAAGTGTAACCTCCGTAAAGTACAACATCACCTTGTTGATAGTATGTAGAAATATTCCATAATTGTTCAAATTCTAAACCTGGTATCCATAAAGAGAAATTACTTTCAACCATATTTGGATCTGTTGCCCAGTGTCCTGTGGTAACTTGCCACATACCTGGAGACCATCTTACTAATTCGCCTGCCGCATATCTTTCACCGTAAGCATAATCACCTCTGTATCTAATTCCTGTTAACACAGTTTCCCATTGTCCACTGTTTGCTTCTAGTCCATCAGCGGCATCGTTAGCCGTTCCGTTTACAGAAACAGTTGCGATAGCACCTGCGTTCACAGTGTTAATTACTATTTGAGCATCATTGGCTGGAGTTGCTCCACCTAATTGTGTTCCTAAAACTGTAAATGTTTCTGAAGCAAGATAAGTGTTACCAGCATTTGTAACTTTTATATTGTATGTTGCGCCAGTTTTAAAAATAAAATATTGGAAACCATTTCCTGATGCACCGTTGTATGTTGTTGTTGGATTTACAAATTTATTTGATGGTGCAGATCTGTGTCCTGTTGTACATCTGAAAACTGTTCCACCATAGTAAACAACATCATCTGGATAGTATAAAGTGTTTGATGCCCAATCGCCTCTAAAGTTATCTGATCTTGAATATTGATCCCAGTATGCCGCATTAAATTGTAAGCCGTCGTCTGCTGAAGCAGATGTGTGTGCTGTGTTACATTTCCAAATTGACCCACCGTAAATTACAGTTTGGTCAACATTGTAAAGTGAGTTTGGTTGCCAAACAGATTGATAGTCTTCACCACGAGCAAAGTAAACCCATTTTAATTCATCACCTAGTACACCATTGTTGGCATCAGCATTTGAAATATGTCCTTCAATACATTTGTAAATTAAACCACCAACTTTAACAAGTTCACCAATTTTGTAAAAAGTAGAAGGTGCCCATGCGCCGGTCCAACTTTGACCGTCCATCATTTGTACCCATCTTGGAATTGTATTGTTTAAGTCGTTATAAAAGTTTGTATCAGAAGTGTGTACTTCAACACAAACAAAAACTTTCGCACCGTATCTTAATACGTCATCTTTTACATAAAGAGTGTTGGCTGACCAATCACCTCTCCATCTAAATCTAATCCTATCTATTCGAAAATCTGCCATTGATTAATTCCTATATGTATTTATTTCCTAACTACTGTAAGGTTCCACATATCCTACATATGTGTGAGCCTCGTTAACTTTTAATACTAATTCTCCTTCTTTATTCACGTAATAAAACAGGTTTCTTCCGTCCCATTTGTACTGTTCATATACTAAATTTGGATAAGTTTTTCTATGCTGTTGATCTCTGCCTTCAAAGAAATCTTCACCTCTACTCCAATTATTGTAATTTTCATCAATATTTCCTGGTCTATTCAACTGTACACCATCTTCTAGTCTTAATAAATCTGATTTCACCATGTATAATTCGCCGGCATCTGTTCTACGCAAACCATAGAAATATCTATTGTTTGCTAGTGTTTTTTGTAACTCGTCTATGCCTACGCCAAATACCTGTGCCATCTATTAACTCACTATGTTGATTGTGTTACCCATGCCTGAGTGAATTGTACATTGATAATATAAAGTGCTTGGAGCATCCATTGGCACTTCAAACACCTGTGTTCCGTTTTGAGATCCACTTACACCTGATGTGTATGCCGAACCACCATTTGAAACTCTAATCGCAAATGGGTGACTAGCACCTGTGCCGTTTACGAAAACATAAGTGTGTCCTCTCATCAAGTATAACACTGGATCATTAGTTGTTGTTGGGAAACCAGGACCACTAAATGTGTAGTCTGATGAACCGTTTGAACCAATGCTCCATCTCATTGTTGGACCATTTTGTTTAGCCCAGCCTGTACCATCATAGTACAATACATCACCTTGTGCTGGAGATGAAATTGTTACATCTGAAAGGTCATCAAGAGCACTTGCTCCACCACCTGAGTCAGTTACAAATTCTAATGCTGTACCACCTGCGTTTACTTTAACAAATCTTCCACCTACACCTGTAAGTGTTGAAGGAGTGTCTGATAAATCTGTGAACGCCGCTGGAATAGTTGGTTTGTTGTTCAAGTTGTTGTAGTTTAAGAAGTATGTACTATCTAAACCATCCAATGTTCCAGCATCTGCGGCTCCGCCACCTGATGTTGAATCATCTGCTGGCACCCATTTAGTACCATTCCATTTTAAAACTTGTCCTGAAGTTGGAGACGTAGTTGTTGTGTCAACATCTGACAACTTGTCAATTGAAAATGCCGCAACTATTGTTAAAGCATCACCTGTGCCGTTTACTTGTAAAAAGCCACCTGCTAGTCCGCCATATGTTGCTGGAGTATCTGTTAACCCAGTAAAAGTGGTTGCACCACCGCCACCGCCACCACCTGATGAAACATCACCTGGTTTCCAAGTTTGTGAACCTGAATCATAAACTAATGCTTGTCCGTTGGTTGGTGTTGCTGTTAAGTCAACATCTGAAAACATTCCGATAGATTTATTCGCATCTGCTAGTTTTACCCAAGCACCTGCGTGAGCGTAGTAGGAGGCATTCTCACCGTGTACATGAGCAAACATTCCATGATACGTTCCCGCATCTGGTAATTCTGCTAGAGTGTTATATAAAAAAGTTATTTTGTTTGCACCTGTGGCAGTCAGTAAATTATTACTTACAACTGTCAAAGTTGTGCCATTTCCAAGAGCCGTATACAACTCCTCGAAATTGTTATTCATTTTTCCACCAGCAGTCCTTAACGAGTCACCTTGACCGTCATTTGGAATAATACCAGTGTTTATAAGTTGTCGTGTCATTCGTTTTTTCCTCCTACTTTATCCTCTATCGAATGTTATTTCATTACTATCCATTAAGTAATTTGTTTTATCCAATGTAAACACAGTTGTTTGAACTGTTACAGATTCATCAGTTTGTGGATATGTTATTTCTCCATCACCAACGTTACTGTTTATTCTTACAACTAGTTCGCCTTCTGAATTAATATAATAATTTAGATTAACATCGTCCCATCTAAATTGTTCGTATCTTAAATTTGGAAAAGGTTTAGCGTGATTCAAATCTCTTCCTTCGTAAAAATCATAACCTTGATCAAAATCTTTAAAGTTGTCATCTATGTTTCCTGGATTATTAATTGATACAGGATCGTTTGCAGACAATTGGTCAACTTTACCAATGAATAAAGTTCCTTCGTCTGTTCTTCGTAATCCATAAAAGTATCTGTCTTTGATACCATTTGCTAGATATACTGAAGTATCCTGACCAACTGTATTTGACATCTTATGTTATCTCCACATAACTTAACACACAATCAAGTGAGTCGTTAATATTTGATTTTAC